GGAAACCTTCATATGAACCTTTTTTCTTTAGTAAGAAAGGTAAGTTATGATAAATACGCTTATAAGTTTCTTTATTAATATCATCTGTACCTACTAGAGATGCTGTGTTAGAGGCGGTTACTATAAGGTTAATGTACTCTAAACCAGTTGGAGTCGGTAATGTACTTGTAATATTAGGTATATTATATAAACTTCCTGAGTCTGTTAAACCTAAGAAAGCTGAGTATAAATTATCTACTGAAAAATTATTTTGATAAATTTTAACACCTAAATCTCTTAATATTTGAGCTACTAAGTCTTTAGATACTCCATAATTTAATCTGTTATCAGCATTATATTTGTTAGTAACATCTTTAATATAAACCCAAATATCATCAAAGTATTGACCAATCATCTCAATGAATAATTCATATTGAGCGTTTGCTGGGTCGTCTAGTAGATAACTAGGAATACTATAAATTAAATTGTTACTATTTTCTAAATCATATTCTTCTGCCTCTACTAACTTAATATTTAACCAAGCTTGTGAAGCTGAAGCATTTGTAGATAAGTTATTGTACGGAGGAGTGTTATTAGATTTAGGCCATGAATTACTTCCTGAATCATAATATAAAAAATATTCATAACCATCAAAATTAGTTATAATATCATTTATTTTACTATCCCAAATAGTTTGGCTACCTGATGTATAATAATTTGTTGAACCTGTTGTATAACTACTACTAACACTATATTGTTCAATTAATACTAATTTATAATAAAAATTTTCTATACGAGTTTGTGCGGATGAGAAATTACAAAAATTACTAAAATTATTATAATCTATATTAATTTGAATTCCTTTTTCAGCAAGTAAACTATTTAATTGATATTTTAAACTTGACGAATTATTTAAGGAAGTTGTAGCTTTTAATGATGAATAATTAATATAATCTGTTGAATTATTAATTTGATCATTAATATTCAAATTAGTATTAGGTCCTTTTAATTGTATAAACTCATCTAATGGTTGAAATACTTGAGTTATTTCAATTTGATAAGCTAAAGGTTCAATTATTGTTTCTGCTACCCAACATTGAGATTGTAAACCAAAATCTAAAGGAAGTGGATCATATAATTTAATTAATACTGTAGGATCATTTAAATTACTATTATCTAATAATACGTTATTAGCAATAATAAGTTGATTTGATCCAAAATCTAAATAAAAATCTTTATAACCTCCAAAAGATTGACTAATTTGAAGTTGTAGATCTAAAGAAGAAGATACAACATCAATATTAGGTATTTGAGTAGTGTTTAATCTAATTTCAGTTCTATCTGAACTTATTTGGTCAATATAATACCTATTAAGAGCATTAGATGATAATAATGGATTTAAAAAATTATAAACTGTATAGTATTGACCTTCTAAATATCCTTGAGTTTCTAAATCAATTTGAGGATCAATAGTTAATACATTTGCTCCTTGAAATGAATAACCATTATAACCAATTTCATTACTATATAAAATAGTATTATTTAAATCATAAATAAAGTATTCTATATAACTTGAAGAAACATTAAAATCATTAGTAACTTCAAAACTAGATATTAAAGATTCATCCTGAGGTGAATATGTTTGATATTCAAAGGTTATAGGATTAACTGATTGTATGTTAACTATTTTACTCATTATTGATTAATGCTACCTGTAGGATTTAATATTTGTTGTTGTAAATCTAAATTTTCTTGTCTTAATTGAGTTACTTCTTCAATTAAAGCTTGAATAGTATCATCACTATTACTAAAATCACCAGCGTAAGCTTGACTTGTTTTAATTAAATATTCATGTGAATTTGTATTACCATATTTAGGTATTTCAAAAAATAATGTTTGATAATTAGTAAAAAATTCAGCTATTAAAATAGATGGAGGAACAACTGAACTAGTAGCAGCTGGCTGTACTAGTTGAGTAAATGAAGTGTCAATAACTTTTTCATATTGATCCTTTAAAAAAACATTTTTATTTAAATTTACTTGTTCCATTATCCATTAACTACCTTAAAGTAATAATCATCATTAAAAATAAGTACTGAACCACTAAAAATAGTTTTAATTAATATTTGGTAATTTCTTTCTGGTTCTAAACCATTCATATACATTGTAAAGAAACTACCTGAAATATCTGTACTTAATTTAGTATATGGATCACTGAAATCTATAATTACTTCATTAGTAGATAAATCTTTTAATGACCAATATGATTCAGTAGGTAAATAATAATTTTGAAGATAAATTGAAGCTGTTTGAAATACTACTGGTGGGTAGGTTGGTCGACAATTCACTCTAAATTTATTTATACTACCTGAATAGAATGTACCTGGATTTTCTCCTAGTACAACAGTCATTTGGTCTGTATTAATAGTAGTAACAGTTGTTGAACCAGTATAACTAGATGTATCATTCCATCTAAACTCTAATTGAGGAGGATAGATAGTATTAGTATCAATTGAGAAAAATTTAAATTCTACTTGAACATTAGGATTATCTATAAATTCATCTTGATTAGCTTGTTTAACTATAAATCCTTTATTTGGTAAACTACTACTAGTATTATAGATATTAGTTAAACTACCTGTATACCAAGCACTTACTATATTTTTTACACTAACATTTAAATCAATATTGTCTGAGTATTGAAATAATTGAGATGATGATATATTACTATACCATACTCCTCCTCCAGGTGTTGTACTATATGAACCTGTAGAACCAGCATTAAAAGATGCTGTAGTCCATTGTATAGAACCTGAATAATCAGTCCATACCCAAGAAACTCCATCTGTAGTTACTGGTTGGTCTAAATATTTTCCTGTACCATTATTCCAACTTTGTGAAGATGGAAAAATATCTATTGTAGTAGGTTCATTTAAACCAGTTACAACTGCGGCATAACATTGTAAATAAGCATCCCATTGTCTTGTTCCTATTCTAGTATTAATAATACTATTCATTTCGTTTGAATCGAATTGAATTAAAAATCTACTAACTTCAGGATTTGGAACAAATGGACCAAATGTTGTTGTTGTTGCCTCTATGATCTCATCAATACCTGTATTCATCTGTGGGAACATAGAATACATAGTTGCATCTTGAGTAGGAAATATTTTATATACTGCCATTATTTAATTATTATAAAGGTACTACTTTACCTTGAATGTCTGTGTTTAAGTATTTTACTTCAAATATAGATGGATCTAAACTAGGATAAATAACATTATTTGCTGTTGCGCCTGTAATATCATAAGCATAAGGCGAGTATCCAAGATTAACTCCAACTTTATTTACAATATCTACTGTCTTTACTGTTTGAACTCCTTCAATTCTATCTAAAATTATATATACATTACGTAATATAATAGGTTGATTAATTTGCCAATTACTAACTTTAAAATAGTCTTGTAATGCTAAGATACAAGCAGTTAATACTTGATTATTATTATAGTTAGGTAAAAGTATAATTTCAAAATTTACTCCAATATTAATAATAAATCCATCCTTAATATTAATAGAATCATTAACCATTCTATATTGTGATAGATAAGTGATTATATTTTGTTTTAAAGCGGGAGATGCTGTTGTTAAATATCCATTAGAATCATTACTTAAAACATATAAATCTAATATTGAATTAGATTCACCGGCTGATATAGTTTGTGCTTTAGTAGGTTCAATATATGCTTTAGCTACTGTACCGTATTTAGCGGGCATAGCTAATGTTCTAACTAAATAATCATCTTGAGTAACAGTACGTTGTTGTGAAGCAAAGTTAGCTGATGAATTTTGTCTAATTTCTTCTTCTGTATCTCCACTACCTCCTCCACTTGCTGCTTCTGGGTTAGTAACTGCTAAAGAAGCAAATATTGAATTAGCTGTATTTGGATCTAAATTACTATTTAAAAATCTAGTAGTTGAAGTTAACTGAGTTAAATCATTAGATGGCACATTCGCTGAAACACCTCCTCCAGTTAAGTATCTAAAGGTTAATGTGGTACTAGACGGAGCTATACCATATGTGCGAGTAAAAGTAAAGTTATTAGGTGAGTAAGCTACTGTTAATCTATCTTTTTCAAATGGTAAACCTAAACCAACATTATCTGGATTAGGAATAATTTCTTCATCTTTATCTGTTGCAGTTCCAGCACCAAATTGTATTTGTAATGAGCCTGAATCAATAAAACGAGTAACAAATCTTCTTTGAACTTGTTCTAATTGTAATAAGTAAGGTGTATCACCTTGATATTGTGATAAATAAGGATCGTTAGTGTTAGTATTTTTAATTGACTTGTAAATAGTATCTTGAGCTAAATAATCAACTTCATACCATTGATTACTATCACTATCAAAACAATCTAGTATACCAATAATATTTTCATCACTTAAATCTACTGTTGCGAATTGAACAGGTTCATCAAATGTATATTGTTTTTGATTTATATTAGATGATATAGCTTTACGATTTTTCTTTAATAAAAATGATTGAGGAGTTGATCCTGCTATTTGATATATAGTAACTTCAGTTGGGTCACCGGAAGATGAAACACTAAAATCAATTGGATCTTCAACTAAAAATGAAATATTTGAGTTAAGATTAGATGTTACTCTAGCGTTAGGTTCAATATATAAAGTATAATTAAAATCAGGAACATAAGATGAACCAGATAATATAGCAGGTACTTGTTGGTAAAAACTAATATCTACTAATGCTACTCCTGTCACATTTGGTTTATAACCAAACATATAAGCTAACTCATATAAGTTATTTGTTTGACGAGCATATTGTAAATATGTTTCTTGAAATTGATTATCTAAATAGAATGACAAAACATCACCTACATAGGCTGCCATTTCCATAAACATCATACCTGGTGATGCTGGAGTAAAATCATTATATGTAGTTGGAAAATACGTTTTAGCGTAATTAACTAAACTAGATCTTAACTCTGTAAAATCTTTATTTAGGTATTTTATATCTTTAATTGTTGCCATTAATTGAATGCTATATCTAATTGATCACTTATATTAGTGTCTGCTATTGTATATTTTAATGTTACTACTACCTGATTTATATCTGGATATTCAACAACATCTAATCTAGCTACTATAACACTAGGAAAATATAAACCTATTTGATTTTGAATATCTTGTTTTAAAAAATCTAAGTTATTAGCTGTAATTTGTTCAAATATAAAATTTCTTAAATTGCCACCAAATGTTGGATTTAAATAGCGTTCTGGTTGATTAGTTAAGAAAAAATTTATTAAATTATTTTTAATAGCATCTTTAGTTAAATAAGTGGACTGAAATACTCCAGGGTTACTAAAATTTAAACTAACACCAATAGCGGTACCAGTTTTAGTATCAATAGGAAATATTTTTTGTGCACCGTATGCCATTATTATTTATTTAATAAACCCATAATTTGATCTAATCCAACATTACCTTCAGGTAAAGATCCATTAACAGCGTCTCCTCCTCTAGGTATAAATGTATTAGCGGTAAGAGCTTCTGTTGTCATTGTTCTACCAGATGCCATATCACCTAAAATATTAGCCATAACTGCTTTTTTAGCGTTCGGATCTAATGGTTTAGAATTAATTGGTTTTACTGATTCTGTAACAGTTCCATAACCACCTTGACCTACTGAGGCTTTAGGTGCTTTAACCGCTTCTAAAAGTATTTCTTTCATTTCTTCAATGAATACTTCACGAACGGCTTCTTTAATGATTTTTTTAAATTCTTCTGATTTCATCGTGTTATAAATATTAAGTTAATAGGCTTTTAAATTATCTCTATCAATAATTAGTTTTAATTCATCAATTAATGTTTGATCATCAGTTGTAAATGATAATTCGGTTTGAATTAATATAATACTATCTTGATTTTTACCAATAGCTCGTCTACGAGTTATAGTAGAAGTATATGGTACTAATTCAATTTCAATAATAAAGCCTTTATAAGTTGTTTGATTTTGTGTTATTGTTGCTTGAGCTTGAACATCTGCTATATCTTGTGTTTCTTTAGATATAGGAACTAATTCATTTGCTTGATCTGGGGCGCATTTTTTTAAGAAAATATCAATAGAACTTAATAATCCTATAGCTATTAATACAAATCCACCAATAATAGATGATACTAATGCTGCTCCTCCAATTATTGCTTTATATTTAGCTATTTTAGCATTACCTTCTTCGTCTGTTTGTAATTTTATTTTAGCTAAATCTAATTGTTGTAATGTAGTAGGTAAAGTAAGAAATAATGGTGGAGATATTATAGCGGCTGCAATAGCTACAAGTTTAGCTAAATCAATACCTTTAATAGCTAATTTTAAAAGATCTAAAAATGTAATAGCTACTGCTAATGATATTGTGATAATAGTTAAAGTTTTAACAATTTTATTTAATTGATTAACTATTAAATTTCGTTGTTGTATTATTTTATCTATAGTAGCTTGATCAGCACAAATACCAGCATCTATATATTTTTGTATATAAGTTTTAATTAAATTTATTAACGCAGGTTCTATAATTTGTTTGATTTGATCACCAAGTACTAATAATAATGATGGTAATTTAGCAATACCTTGTGCTTTTAAATCAGATGGAGTAGCATTTAAAATTTCAGTAGCATTTAATGCTGTAGTATTAGACTGAGCTAATACTAACTGTTCATCTGCTGCTTTTTGTAATCTAATCTGTTCTAATTCTTTTGGTGTTGCCATTATACAGTTTTAACAGTGTTAGATTTTATTTTTTCAAGATTACCTTTAATTGCATTTAATTTAGTTGATAGAAAAAACGCGGGAGTTGATAATGCAACTAATGGTGTTCCAGTACCTGTGGACATTATTCCTTTTAAAGAATCTAAAAATTCTACCATATTATCAAGTATTGATGCTAAAGTAGTAATAGTACTATCACCTAATAAAACAGATTCAGTAGCATTTTTAGAACCTAATAATATATTACCTGATTGAATTATAGTTGTAGGTGCATCAATATTAACTGATTCTATAGCGTTTAAGTTTACTGATTTAATAGACT